AGTCAATAAATTCATTCAAACTAGACATGATTAAACCTCCAAAGTAATAATAAAGGACAGAAAAATAGGGAGTTTAGTTATACTCCCAGAAAGCAGGTTCGCATACTTTATCACTTAGAGAATCGTAATCGTCAAAATTAACATTCTCTGGAAGACCCATATCGTTGAAGTATTTGATAATTTCAACGAGTGCAGTTTCTTCTGCTTCGGTGATTGTTAGTGTGCGGAATTTAGAATCGGACATAATAGAAAAATGAATGAATTGTGTTGGGTTTATTGACAGAGATCCTCGAATCTTTCTCTGGTTATCTTCTCTGCAACCTCGTTAATTTCCGATTGAGAGAATAACAAATGAAAGTTCTTTGATGATAACTCCTCTAAAACCTCTTCAAAAATGTTTTCTAGAATGATTTCATTTTGTAGAGTTGACATAAACAAAGAATTGTAAAAAATGAGTGAGGGTCAGGCACTTGTGTGTTTCTCGGTTAAACCGCACAACTTGTGCCATCCCCCTCACTATAAGGACACTTTAAACGACCCCCCCCTTATACTTTCGCCTCTACAATCCAATCTTCTTTATTAACAATTTCACTGCAATTTGTACACCCTAATGCACTCCAACCGAAGTGATAAACAGTACCCCATTCTCTACACTCAGGACAGAGGATTTGCTTGCCATTCTTTCCTGCTCGTGTATGACGATTAACATTAGTCCAATAATAGTTTGCCATTAGGATTTCCCTCCTTGAATAACATTTAACTGAGGTACATTATTCACTTCCGTAACACCATCCTTCCCCTCTAATTCGATTCCTTCTGTATATGCTATATCATTAATTAGCTCATAGATCTCATCATATATTGAAGCATAATCATATCCTTGAGTAATAGATTGTGCGATGTAATCTGTCTGCTTCGTTGTTAGTCCAGGATAGAAATCCTTGACTGCTGATGTAACATTGACTGTGATTCTGTTGTCCATTAGATTAATTTAGTGAGTGAAATTACCATTAAGAAAGATAACATTATTACCACATCATGTGCCTTAGTTCTTATAAAGAATGGTAGACTAATTACATTGGCAATTAGGTGCATTGCTGCTCCAATCGTTGCTGATACATGTAAAACAATAAAATAGGCAGAAACTATCAAGAATGACCCGATAATTCTGCCTGTTGTGTCAATTTGCATAATTAAACTGTTTGTCTTGTTGTTGGATTAACTCCGATAACTCTCGCCTTTGGATTCCTATTTTTTGCTGTATCTATTGCATCATTTCTATTAACTGCATGAACTGATTCGGTGAATACTTTACCACCAACATAGAGTTTTACATCAAAAATCATTAGTTTGTCCTCAAAATAGAGTTGTTCAAGTTATTTAATAGAGCAGAGATTATCTCAAATAGAGATAACCACCTGCCCAATCTGTGAAATTAGGGTTATGTAACTGTTCACGATTGTTGATGATTCTTAAGTCATAACGCACATGTTTTGCTGGTGATTTCCAACTAGCAGGTTTGTAAACTTCCCCAGTGTTTCTATCAACAAAAGAATGAACTCCTCCCCCATTTTGTTTAACTTTCCAATACTTACGACCTATTTCCATTGAAAAGGTTACAGGATCGCTTGAATTAGGGTATCTGAGTTCATAGTTTTCTTCCAAAGTTCTACAATAACGCCACACCCACTTCTCAATCTTTTCAGATAAAGAAAGTATCTCTTCTGGCACTACTGCAATAGTTGGAATTGGTTTTGTTTGCATAAATGCCTCCAATAAGGATGAATTAGTGGGAGAAACATTACGGGTAAGTATTTTTAATTCAACGTCATGTCTCTGCTTCTAAGTCAGAGTAGTTGAACCCTTAATATGTTTCTCACTTAGGGGACACTTTAAACGCTTCAGTTGTTATAAATTGGTCGTAATATAGTTCTTCTAACTTAATTGCCTCATATTCACGAGCATTATTATCAGTTAGTCCGTAAATATCCTGAATTACATGTGTAAATTCATGGAATAATGTCTTATAATGTTCTACAATCTGTAAATCATTATGTATATGTATTAACCATGAATCTTCATCCACTCGTTCACACCAACCGAATACATTATCCTCGGTTAAATCACAATAATGTACCTCAACTTCTCTTTCACTAAATGTATCATCTTGCTGATTAGCAAAGTATTTGTATGCTTCAATCGCAATATGTAAATTAGTTAACCATCCAGTAGAGGATAATTTGGTGTTTAAGTTATCACCAGATGTGCAAATTGTCATCTTATTTTTAAGAAATTGTGCTTAGAAAATATATCTCTATCCACGATCTTAAATGTACCAAACTCATTAGACATTACATAACCTTCATGGTCGCATTCTTCATCATTAATGTAACATTCTATCTCTGCATCTCTCTCAATAAGTGGAAACATATCCCACTTGATTGACCTTACTAATTGCCATAAACGTAGAACATTTACATCAATATTATTATCAATAGCAAGTGCCTCTAATGTTAAATCATCTATCTCAACATCTTCACGAATACATGTATTTAATTGCTTCTTAATTCGTGGTAATTGTTTATCACTAGCAAACTCACACAAAGTTGCAATCTGTCTTGCAAATTGGCATCTCTCTATGATACTATCTCTTTCATCACTAATTGTTACTTCAGGTTGAACAAAAAGCACATCATCATCACTTTCCAGATTAAATTGTAGAGGATATGCAACAGCATCCCTCAAATCTTTGTCTGCTATGTAATAAGTATGAGGTGCAATTACGATTTCTTGTTCAACTTTATCAGGGAAATCGTATCTGATGGTATTAGGATTGAAAGAATTAGTGCCACCAAAACCGATGAAATCACCTTGGTAGATATTACTTGTATCAGGAAGATTATCAAAGCAGATATGCAAAATATCTGCCACTTTTCCTTGATGGTTTCTATCAATATCGGTATGGTTATGGTTGATTTTGATGAGTTTTTTGTTGAAGACACTTTTAGTTCCTACAAAGAATTTATTATTAGCAGGATTACGTCCCCAAACTATTGCTGGAGAACCATCAATCTTTACTGATATATGTGAATCAGCAGTAAACCAATTTAACACACTAAGATCACCATTAAGGATGCAATCTTCAGGATGTTCGATATGTTTGTTTTGCATAATAATAAGTTCATTTTAACATAAAAAAGAGGGTATTGCAACCCTCTAAGTATAATAAATCTTATACACTTACACCTGCTAGTTTTAAACCTTCTTTGGTTAATGCTTCCAATAATAGTAAAGGAAGAAGAGCAAGTGCGAAACCATCACGAGGGTAATCCTTGAATAGTTTCTGTAAATCAAGATCTTTATTTTGAGGAGTTTCTGTTACTTCAGTCACTTTATTCACCGTAGGTTGTGTAACTTTATTTACACGATTAACAGGTGGAGTTGTAACTTTCTTAACAGATATAGTAGACTCCTTGATACTTTTGGTAGCAGATTTAGCAGTTTTAGATGCTGAAGTTCTTCTGCGAGTTGCCATAAGTGTTCAATAATATAAAGAAAAAGGTGTAAAGGTGGAGAGGAACTTAATCCGATTCGTTCACCCTTACACTATGGGTACACTTTAAACGCTTCAGTTAGTATTATATAAAATGCTCAAGTGTTCCTCTTGCTTCACCTATACGTTTTTGCATTAATTTACCATATTCCTCATGCAATTCGCACCCTATGTAATACCTTCCCAACTCTTTTGCAACCATAGCAGTAGTTCCAGATCCCATAAATGGGTCAAGAATTATATCATTAACTTGTGATCCTGCTAATATACATGGTTTAATTAATTCTTCAGGGTAAGTTGCAAAATGAGCACCTTTATATGGTTTCTTATTTACACTCCAAACTGATCTTTTATTCTTCTTTGAATATGATTTAGTAAGACCAGAATGAGGTTGTAAACCTGTACCAGGATTATGATATTTGCCTTTTGATCTATCACGAGTACCCCAATCTTTTGCTGGTTCTTTAATAGATTCATTATCATAATAATAGTACTTATTCTTACTTAAGAGGAAGATATATTCATGTGATTTAGTACATCTATCTCTTACACTTTCTGGCATTGGATTAGGTTTATGCCATATAATATCCTGCCTTAAATACCATCCATCTGCTCTTAATGCAAATGCTAACATCCAAGGTATTCCAATTAAATCTTTTTCTTTTAACCCTTCTAATTTATTACCTCGTCTTGCACATTTGTCTGGTAAATCTTGTTTATTAGTAGAAACAGTTTGTTTAACTAATGATTGACCTTTTCCTGGTCTATAGTTATAATAACTATCTCCAATGTTTAACCACAATGTTCCATCTTCTGTTAGATTATTACGCACCTCTCGGAATACTTTAACTAACTCATCAATAAACTCTTCTGGAGTTTGTTCTAACCCTATTTGATTATCTTGTCCACCATAGTTTCTTAATCCATAATAAGGTGGAGATGTAACACACATTCTTGCCTTCTCATCAAATTGTTTAAGGGTGTCTCTACAATCACCAAATAGTATTGTATCTCTCATTGTTTTGATATATCCATAAAATTAAAATTGAACGATAATGTCTTTCTTATTATATCACTTTTATGAGGACTTACACCATGTAACATATAACTAGGAAAAAATAAAATATCACCTGCTTTTAATTTTACAATATGATGATCATTGTAAGAAATAACTTCTCTTACATTATATTCAACTCCAGAAGAATATCTATCAAAAAAATAAAATTGACTAAAATCTTCTCCATCATTGGCAACAAAAACAGAAGATATATGATAAGGAAGATGATCATGAATTTCTTGATGATCTCCTCTTTTATAAAAATTTATCCATGGATCATCTAAGCCAATATTAAAATTTTTATTAAATTCTTTAGAAAAAAGATCAATACTAGGCATCAATAAATTAGCATAATCTTCTGATTTTAATGGAATTTTATCTGAAGAAGATTTATCACCCCACGTAAAATGATCGTTGTCAATATCTTCTTCAGTGTAAGTATTAATATTAGCAATCAATTCATCGACATTAGGAGCTTGATATACTTTGTAAAAATTTGTATTAAAGATACATTTCATCTTGTCACCACTGATGTTGCTGCTTCACCCTTATTAAAAATAGTATCTACAACTGCCTCAACCTTTCGTGCAGTAGAAATACCAACCTTAGAGTAAACAGGCACACATACTAACCCATATTCCTTGTTAATGCAACCTTTACGAATCACTCTACCTATGGTTTGACTAATACCAATATAATCCATAGATCTTAGGAATAGAACTGCCTCAAGACCATTTACATTGATACCCTCAGATAGGATACTGTGATGTAGAACTACAAACTTAGTGTAATCATCTCTACCCCACTTATTTAATATCTCAAAGAACTCATCTCTACCTACCCTATTACCATTGATTACTGCACCAGTCTTAGCAGTAATATACATCCAGTTATAACCACGCTCTCTCAACTGAACACAGAAGTCAGTCTGTGATACTAAGTTTGTAATCTGTTTTGTTGACTTAGCACATATCAATACCTTATCCTTCTTTAGATTATCAATAGAGTTAATCATTTGCTCACAATCCTTGTCAGCAACCAACTCATGCTTATTAAGTAAACGTGACTCATATACTTCTACCTTTGGTGGTAGAATGTATCCTTGCTTAACCAACTGAGGAGCTGGAACCTGACATATAACCTCACCAAATATATCACTATCATTCATACCTGCCTTGAATGGTGTGAGACTGTGCTTTGGTGTAGCAGTAAAGAAATAAGACCTATCAGTGTCCCATGAGAAATGCTCAACAGGGCCGATAAAGTTTCTTTGTACGCTATTATGTGCTTCATCAAAGTATATTGTATCTACAACAATATTACTCTCTTGTACTCTGTGTAATGAATGATATGTTGTGAATATTATTTGATGTGCATTAGACTCAAAACATAGGAAGTTATGATATCTAATGTCAGATACTTTGGTTGAAGAGAAATGCTCAGTTTCACCACTATGAACGTGCATGACTCTTACATCGGGAAACTCTCCTGTTTCCAAAAACTCAGAACATAGTTGCTCTGCTAATAGGATGCGTGGAGCAACCACGACAACGGTTGCAATCTCTCTGGTGTGGAATACTTTCTGGGCATCCTCAATCATACACATGGTCTTACCACCACCTGTAGGAACGATTACCTGCCCCTTGTCATTATTCCACATCGCAGTAACAGCATCAGTTTGGTGTGGACGTAATGGCATTAATGTTTTGTAACTGAATATATTATAACATAAAAAAGACCCCTGTATAGGGTCTTGTGCCAGTTCGGTTACTGGTTCCTTTAAAGAATTATAGAGCCTTGACTGAAACCCTAACAGAGTTATGTATATAAA